GACCAGAAGTGTGTTGGCGTGATGGATCCATAAGAATTGACTCTTTAATATGTGTCCAGTTAACACCCTTCTTTGGATATGCACCAACAGCTACATCTTTGTCATGAACATATAGCTTTAAGACATCCTCTACTTTATATTCAATGTCAGCATCGATAAAAAGGAGGTGGGTGTAATCAGAATTTAGGAAGTATGCCAGTAATACGTTCCTTGCACGCGTGACTAAAGACTCATTGGCAATGGTACCAAATGCAAGAGGGATTTTATGTTGGTTAAAGAATGTTAGTAACTTAACAGTAGACCTAAAGTAAGGCTCTGTAAGTTGACCACCATAACATGGTGTGGCTATAAAGAATTTATTTTTACGAACCTCTTCAAGGTTCAGAGTGACCTGCTTGGTTTTCATAATATACTCCAAAGAAAGAAAATTATAATGGCTGTATTTCGAATGTTCTATACTTAAATGATGCTATTCCTACTAAAAATTCTACAGATGAGCTTGTAATATCGTAATCCAGTGCCTGTACTGCCGTTGGAAACATATCCTTAAGTATAATATTAGTCTTAGGTATGTTGGCTGAATCTAATATTGTAAGTGTTCCATCAGAATAGGCAACAGTTTCAATAGAACCATTGGGTTGTTTTACAAATGGAAATCTACCTAGTCTTTCACCCACAAATTTATTGTATGCAGCATACGACTCTGGAAACCCAAGGGCAACAAGCCATTCTAATAATTCGACATAATTTGACATATCCTCGGCAATCAAAAATCTAATGGTAAATTCATCATATTGTAACTTATCACCAATCCTCGGTAAGTCAATAAAAGGTGTAGGTTGTGTGGCAAAGCCAAGCTGTAAACCAGGCAAATTAGCTGATTGACAAGTATATGCTATTTTTGGTATATCTTTAATTACAAACCTAAAGGCATTAGGTCTTAGGTAATCAAATACTGTATTTTGATTAACTGTATTTACATCTAGTAAAATATCAGTTTTGTTTAATTGAAATGCCATAACTATATTTATGGATAAAAAAAGAGGGAACTAAAAAGCTCCCTCTTTCAATACCGATCTAAGTGTCGGTTTTATCACATCAGATTTATGACTTTGGTTTTCCTATAATATTGGTTACGTCCGGCTGTAAATGTGTCAGCATCCACTGTACCGTTAGCCTGTGTTACATATGGGTTAGCAATCATACCGTAACGAGTCTTGAAGCCAATCTTTGGCTGGAAGCTGTTAGGATCAACTGCACGAACCATTTGGAGAGGAACATATGGGCAGTAGAAAATACCTGCGTCATAGGGGCTTGTTCCCTTGTATCCAGCTACATAGAACTGATTGGCAGCTCCAAGGTTGGCTGAATAAGGATCGATGTAAACACGATAACGACCTTGTAGGACACCGGCAAATGTGTTGCCTGTATCATCCACTGTTAGGTTTGTTGAAAGAGCAGGTGTGTAATCAAGAACACCGGCCATTGAAAGGGCAGAAGCAACATCAGCGGAACAGACGATGAAGTTACCTTTTCCACGACGTGTATCTTGACCAATGTGGTTGGCATCACGCTCGATGTTAAACAACAGACCCTTAAAACGCTCAACAGACCAACGACCGTTTGAGTCTACGTCAAGGTTAAATGTACCAGGAACTGCTGTTGCAGGTGAACCAGCTTTAGCTACGATGTAGATACGACGAACAACTTCACGGTTGATTTCAAACATGATTTCCTGAGAAAGGATGTTTGAAAGCTCTGACTCAGCATCAAGACCATGAACAGCTTTAAGGTCTTGGGCAAGTTCAAGTGTGTACTCAGCTTTTAGGGCACGTGTACGAGCAGTAACAGTTGTCTTGTCGATAGAGAAAGACATCTGACCGAAAGTGTTGTTTCCAAGAGGATCATCACCCAGAGCTTCACCAAAGGCTGTTGTCATCGCATTAGCGACGGTGTATGTGCCGGTTGGGTCAGAACCTTGTTGGTCTGGGTTTGGAGTACCGGATACAACTACACCAGCGTTGCTATAAGCAGCTGCAGCAAAGTTTGTATTAGCTTCGTTGAACAGAGCTTCTGTAATAGATGACTCAGGGCTACGTGTAGTACCGTATAGAGATCTCATTGCGAAAATAAGACCTGTAGGACCTGTCATAGGTTGAACACCGCAAATGTCATAAGCCATAAGGTTAGGCATTGCACGACGAACCAGTCCAATAAGGATAGGATCGTAACGATCAATACCGTCTGTGGCAAATGAGTTATTACCAGGTGCTGCTTCAGCGATCATGTTGCGCTCTTCACGCAAAGCTCTCTCTTGGTTTTCTAACAGAACAGCGGTGACTTGCTTTCTGTAATTTTCTTTAATTTCTGGAAGATCTGGGTGATCAATGATTGCTCCCCATTTCTTCATTTGTTGTTCTGATAGGTACATTACCTTCTCCTTTGTTAGTGTTACTTATTTATAAATTATTTGGACTTAAGTGTTCTTGAAAGTGCCTTGACATATTTAGACATTACATCATTTGTGTCTTCAAATATGGGTTCTCTTCCAGTAGTTTCTTCAACCAATGTTTGCTCAGCTGTTCTTGTAGAAAAATTACTTGGGAAATAATTTTCTTTAATAACAGCAAGTTTCTCTCTATAGAGGTCATCACTCTCGTAGTCTACCCCCTCAATAATTCTCTCCAGTTTTTCTACTTCAGTTGCTGCTAGGTCTTCAGTTTCTTCTTGGAAAATTATTTGCTTTCTTAGCTCAACATATTGCTTGGCCATTTCAATGTTGTCATTGATAGACTCGTCAAGCTCGGAAGTAAGAGAATCAACCTTGGTTGTAAGCTCATCAAGCACATCGTACTTGTCTTCTGGAACTTCAATATAACTTTCTTTAAACAGTGTCTTTAATCCAGTAATGAATTCTTCTGTGATTTCTGTTCTTAAACCATTATCAATTGCCACCTGATTTTCAGCCATCCATTGATCGACGACATAATTCAAGAAGCTGTCAACATTTTCTACCAACGTATCTTTGTATTCTTGCAGAGTGAGAGCATTCTGCTCTTCTAGTCTATCTGCAATCTTTTCCATCTCTGTGTTTACTCTAGCAATAACGGCTGCTTCAAAAATAGATGTTGCCTTGGTTTTAAAATCTTCTGAAAGATCTTCACCAAAGATAGAAGCCAATTCACCTTTGATGTCTACCTCGGCAATAACTTCCTCTTCATCATAATCAGAGGACTCCATTGCTTTTGAATAAGTAGCTTTCTTAGAATTACCCTGCATTGGTTGAGTCATTTGACTACCAACCGATGGTCTAAGTGAAGAATCTTTTGAAACAGAAGCTGCTGACTTTGCACCAATGTTATCGTCGTCTTCTTCCATTTCAGGATATGTTTCTCTTTTTGAATTACCCTGCATTGGTTGGGAGGCATCACCTGGTGTAGCCGCAGCTGCAGCTTTGGAACCATCCTTACCCATCTTGGACGATACAGCTTTACCAGAGCCTACTTTTGGCAAAGAATCATAAGAAGCTTTTTGTGACGACCCCTGCATTACAAGGCTATGATCACTGCCATCTGCCTCTGTCAACTGTTGACTTAACAGTTCCCTAATCTTTTTATCGACTGACATCTATGTCTCCTAAGAGTTTGTTTATTTACTATTTATTTATAAAAATAAATTACTTGATTGTTCTCAATAACCTATGAAAAACTTGTAGTTTGGCTTCTTCAAGCTGTCTTTTGGAAGCTCTTTTAATCTCTCTTTGTGCTTGTTCAATTTGAATTGTCTTCCAAGCACCGTTCTCTAAAATCCATTCAGCATTTTCCATAACACCTTGTACAAATGCCGATGGTGCAGAAGGATCGGAAACAATGTCTACAGTAGATAACAAAAAGTCATCTTGCACTTCATTAATTCCATTTCTTTCTTTTAAAGATCCAACTCCTCTTAAGGAAACACCCAGCTTAATGCCTTCGCGGATAAGATTTTCGGCAATCTTTCCCATTGGTGTACTAAGAATTTTAGCTTTACCATAAGCATCATCACCGTTCATTTTTAGTTCAGTAATGAGATGGGATACTTGATTAAGGTTAATAGTTGGATTTGGTGGGTGTCCTAATTCACCTAGAGATCTTTTTTCTTTTATTAAATCTTGATATCTGCTAACTTCTTTTTCAACAACTGGCTTAGGGTACATTCTTCCATTTTTGTTCTTTTTGTTGGACTCCATAAAAGGACCAACAATGTAAAGGCTTTTTTTACCATCTTCTGTTGCTTCTTCTAGATACTCTATATTCTGACTAAGTTCTGTAATTAGCTTCATGGTCTTTGGAAGTCCTGTAGATGTTGAAGGTCAGGTTCTTCAAAGCCTGGTCCTTTTGTTAGACCAAGAATAACTGTACCGTTAGAAGAGCCAAAGTTTATTTGTATATTAGCGTTTGCTTGTTCGTTTAAAACAAAGCCATGTTTTTGTGAGAATTCAAATTCTGTTTGACCATCTGTTAGCGTTAGAATTGTTGTACCACCTCTTGTTACCGTGGCGTTACCATCAACCGAGAACAAAATATCGGTGATAGTGCACTCGGCAATGGGTTGATTAAACGTTTGAGTAACTACACCATTTGCATTTGAGTTAGCTCTAACATCTACCAGCAACGAAGCAAGGTTGGCATGGAATGTTCCAGTGCCAACTGCTTTAACAACGGCCTGTCTTCTGGTTTTTTTAAGTACTACCGCTTCCGCCATTTATTTTGCCCTAGCCTTTTTAATTTTTTGTAAGAGTTGAAAGTCGTGAGCATCAATTTTGTTGTTTTTATTCATATCAATTTTGTGTTGATTACCAACTAAAGCTTCCTCAACTTCTTCTACTTCTTCTTTAGCTAGTTTAGTTGCTGCTCGATATATTCCTCTTACTCTGTTTTTTTCTTTTTGTGCTTTATAGTCTGAGGTTGCAAGATCGCCCTTTGCAAAAGCTCTTCCCCCATGGAAAGCAGCATCGCCTAAGGCAATTGATGCTTTTTTAACATAAGAACCCATAGTTGATTTTTTAAGCTCTTCTAACTCTTCTACATCTTCACTTACACGGGCATTCATTCTCTTAACACTTAACTCGGCAGTAGATTGAGCATCATCTTTGTCATCGTGATATGAGACTGGGCCTTCACCCATATGCTTACCGTTTTTAAAGAAATGAACTTGATATTCATCATATTCTGGATCACGGTATACTTTGGCAGTATGAACACCATCGCCATGCTTAGAAACAATTCTCTTTGCTTCTTCGAGTTCTACTTCTTCTTTAGCTAAACGATCAATTGCTTTGTTAACTCCAGCTTCACGCCTACGAGCATCACTCTTATATTTGTCTTCCCAATTTTTTGCGCTTGCTTTATATTCTGGTTTTCTGGATGTTATAGCATGTCTCTCAAAATCTTTACCAGTTGCCATTTTTATTCTTGCATCACGTGTTGCTTTTTTAGCATATGAAGCAAGAGTGGATTTACTAAGTTCTTCTAACTCTTCTACTTCTTCGTTAGTAGTTGATGGTTCTTTAGGTTTTCTAATTTTTTGTCTTGCTCGGTCTAGCCCTTGTAGACGCCCAACTATCTTTCTCATAGGGGGAGCTTTACCACTCATAGCTTTGTTAACATAACTGGTGAGCGTTTTTCTACTAAGCTCTTCCAACTCTTCGGTGTCTTCCATTACTTTCTTTTTCTTCTTCATCATATGACCATGCATTCTTTCATGCATCACTTCTATATCTTCAGTAAAGACTGTTTCCTTACCATGAGGAAATTCTACGGTATACCAATCAATAACGCCTTCTTCATCGGGGATGGCATGTTCACCTTCAACAACCACACCTTCACCAAACACATCATGATAGACGTGTTGGGCACACCAGTGATCAATGTATTCTTCTTCACTTTCATCATCATAAGATTCTTTTTTCATGGCCTGTTTGGTAGCTGTAGCCATTTTGACTGACTTCCAGTCTTTACCGTAACGCTTTTTAAAATCAGCATCACTCATTGACTGGGCAATCTCTTCTCTTTTTTTCATCTGTTCAGAAGACATTTCCCTCTCAGCCAAAACTAAAAAGGCTTTTATGTCTGAATGTTCTCTGATGTGCTTGAACGGAATCATTGCTGTTCTTCCTCTTCTTCGTATTCTTCTTCGTAGTCTTCTTCTGGAAGTTCTCTATCGTTGTATAAGGAATCAGCAATCTCTACCTTACGTTGATCCAAAGCATCTGAAACCTTTACTGAAATAGCTCCATCAAACTTTTCTTTAGCTGCAGTAGCATTACCATCTAAAATGTCATCAATTAAACTGTCTATAAGTTCAGGTTCCATATTATTCCTTAAGTTTCATTTATTTATACTATTTATTACTGTTGTACTTCTCTACTCAATCCAGCTGCCTGTACCGAACCTGGTTCACCACCCATTACTTCTGGTGGGTCTTCTTTGTTTTGTTGGTCTATCATTTCAATATCATTATCAGTAAGTCTTAGAATATTTTTCTTTACATACTCTTTACTAAAGTAGGTACCTACATAAGGCTGGACTTGATTAAGTGTGTCTAATTTATTTCTTAGATTTTCCAAGTCCTTTAACTCTTGAAAGTATTGATCCTGGGCATAAAAGTACTTAATGCTATCTTTTATTTCAGCCCAGTCAGCCTCAGTAATAATTCTTTTAAGCATTAATTGGGTCTTAAGTAAATCATCAAACAAGTGATTAAAACGTTTTCTAAGTCTGTTAATAAACTTAGCAAACTTCATCTCTTCATGACTAATCTCAGCAGCACGACCAAAGTTAAAACCAGACTGGTCTTGAAAGCGAGAAAGAGGAATGTTTAGGGACTGATAAACTTTTTTCTGGAAGTACTCTATGTCAGCAATCTGACCTAAGTTCTCTCCACCAGGTAAAGTTGTAATTTCAGTTCCCTTGCCCCCTTCTCTTCTTGGAAGCCAAAAGTCTTCCAGCATTGTCATAAATTTTCTATCGTCTTTTATTTCACCTGTTCCAGAATCATAAACAATCTTATTACGATACTTTGCCATGATGTCTTTCATGTACTGCTCGGCTTTTACCTTTGGCAAATTACCAATATCGATATAAAATATTCTTCTTTCAGGTGCTCTAGCTAGTCTGTATATAACTAGTGAGTCAGTCATCATCTTAAGTTGATTGACTGGTTTAATTGCTTTGTGTAAGTAACCTTGAACTAAGTTTCTATCAAGGTCTAATACTCCAGAAGGAACAAATACTATTGTATCTTTTGCAATTCTTATTCCTCCACTATCAGTCATTGCAGGAGGAACACCAGGTGAGTAATTAATTCCTTTTTCGTTGTAAATAAAATACTCACTTACAACTTCAATTAAATCTACACCATTTTGTTGCTTTTGTTTTTTGATCTCTCTTACTTTTCTAATCTTGCGAGGATCAATATATCTTAATTCTTGAATCCCTTTTTCAGGATTCTTTGTATCAATCATTTTTTGATAGTATAGTCTACCATCAACATACCATCTTCTAAAAATGTCGTGTGCTTTGTCGGTGAAGTCTAAAAGCCTGATAATGGTATTAAATTCATCTCTAATCTGCTTTTTAATCTTATCACCAACATTAAGTTCGTCCAGATTAATGTCTACCGGTTTTTCATCATCTACAGCGGCAATAGCTTCAGTAATAATTTCCTCAATAGCATTATCGGCATCAGGGTATCTTGAAATTTCTCTATAGCGTGAAATGATCTCAGATTCAGAACGAGCAGAGGCGTCAATATCAACATAGGTACCATAGTATCCACCATAAGCACCTACTGTAGTTGATATTGTTGACGCCCCATCATCACTAACCGGAGCTACAATCGATTGATTTTTTAGCTCCGGTTTTTCGTCACGAGCGATTGTAAACCCAAAAAGGTTTATTGCCATAATGTATTATATTAAAAAATTAAATGTTAACGTTGAAAATTGAACCAAGGATAGTTCCAATACTTCCACTTGCTGCACCAACAGTAAACGACTGATACTGCCACGTACAGGTGAAGGAAGAGATGGTATCGTTGGCTCCAAAGTCCAATGCTATTGGTGATAGATCAATTGGGAAAGCATCTCTTAGCGTGTACTGCTTTAATGTATTCCCGTTTCTATCCAATTGATACACTTCAATGTTTCTCTGATAAGCCGAAGGTGTAAGACGGCCGGTTTTTGTAGTTAGGTCTTCCATACCAGACATCCACTGCTCAATGCCGTTTCTCAGAGTAAACTGAGTATCATTAAGAATTGTAGTGGTCCATGGTGCGTAGATTCTATCACCGGCAAACTTTACTTCTCTACCCCTATACAGAACAATGGCTGGATTAACTACTTGCCCGGGTAGTTCGGCAATGTTTACCAAGAATGGAGATTCTCCGGCTGCTCTTGTTGCCTGGCTTACATAGCTTGGAAAAGAGATCTGCACTGCAAACTGATTAGGACGAGCGCCTCCGTTTGTTAGGGCAGATTTAAATCTTTCTACGTTAAATACTGACATTTGTTATCTCCCTATTAAGCGCCAACTTCTTCGAACGATACACCTGTTCTTGTGGCAACGAAGTTTAGTTGAATAAAGTTGATCGAGCGAGCCGGTTTAATAAAAATGTCAGCAACAAACTCGTTTCTATCAATTATTTCAGCTGTGTTATTTGTTTCATCACAAACTACTTTAAATTCTGTGATGCCACGACGTCCTTGAACATCTCTTAAGAAAGGTTCCACCAGGTTTCTAAATTGAGCTCTTGTAAATGCATCATTGAATTCAAAGAGCTGGAACTTGGAAGCTGTAGCAATTGCTTTTTCAAGTACTATGAATAATCTTCTAACGTTAATTCTGTCGAAAGCCGATGGCTTGGCTAAAAGAGTCTTATCACCGTAAAGAACAGTTCCTTGACCTGGGAATGTTACAACTGGATTAACACCCTTTTTGTATAGTGTATCTCTGTCTGTTTTCTTTGGCGAGAATGGAAGTTTAACTACGTTCTTAACCTGTCCTCTATTGAATCCAGCAGGAGAGAACCAAGGATCGGCAACAAAGTCTGTTCTAACGCATAGACCAGCTGTATCACCATTGAGTGGAACGTATCTGTAGACGTCGTTGTATCTGTCATACTGATACTTCCAACCAGAATCCATTACAGCATAGGAGCTTGATGGTAAATTATTTCTAAAATCTGTAACATTTGTTGCCTGTCCCGTAGCAACATTTACATCGCTTAGTTCAGGAGATGCAAACACAAGGCAATCTTTTCTAACTTCTGCAACATTGTTAATTACATATGTTGCTGTTGCAGTACCAACTGAGCCTAATGGAAGCAGAGATATATCAAATAGTTCATCATTAGCAAACTGCTCATAAGCAGATTGGATGTTTCCAGCCGTTGGAGAATCAGATGAAACACCACTTGCCAGAGATACTGTAATATCACCAACGTTTGCTGTCTTAGAGAATGCAATTCCAGCTGCTTGAGAACCCCAGTTCATAGTACCAGCAATGTTTGCTGTTGGGTGATTGCCCCACCAAATATAACTTGAACGATTATTAATTACATTTTTATAGAAGTTAGTGGACCCATCGGGTGTCTTAGCATCCGATGCTTTTGATAGAAATGGAAACGTTTCTAGCACTGTACCAGCAGTACCAGTCCACAAACCATCTTCATCAACTACTATTACATGCAGTTCATCTTGTGCCCCCCCAACAGAAGCTGCATAAGCAGAAGTATTAGGAGCGTCATCAAAGTTTGCAGCAAATGCCCATGTAGGAAAGGTGTTAGAATCACACAATGAAACTTTCAGCGAATTGCCTAGATTTCCTGGGTATTTTGCAAACCAATCTACATTAAGTGTTCCGCTTGCATGATTAGATAGATAATCATCTTCATTTTCAACCAATGTTGCTGTAGCTGTGCCGGCTGTATTTGAAGTGCCTACGGCATTAAGTGCAGTTGACTTGTCTACTACTCTAATTAATTGAAGGTTGTTACCGTATGATAAAAAGTTTGCAGCAGTAAAGAACGATGTAAATGTTGTATCGTTTGGTTTACCAAATCTTTCCACCAGGGTAATCTCTGAATCGACTGTAGTAACTTCATCGACAGGGCCCCATTGAAAAGCACCGGCAAAACCACCTGCAGTCGTAGCAACAGAAGGGACAATTAATGTAAGGTCCTTTTCTGTAACTTGTACTCCTGGTGACAATTGGAATGCCATGTTATTCTCCTTAGAATGTTATGATATCATAACGAAAAAATTTGTACTCTTATATTTATAAAATCTTATCTTCCAAAAATCGTTTATAATCGTTTTGCCACTTGTCTGTTAGCCAAAGGTCACCACTATCTACAAAAAATTCTGGTTCATTGTTTTCTAAATTTCCCATGAAACCAAAAGGCGTCATTTCTTCTTCAATTTGAACCATCTTCTGGGCATATAGGGCTTGTCTGTTATTTGCATTTGTTAGATCTTTAAATAATGATTCGTTGGAAGCCCAACTAAACAACACCAAAGGCATAATTAAATCATCATGATACCCTTCATCAGCTGCAAAAGACCCCTTGGATTCAATAAATGTTGAAATCTCCGATATTACATCGGCATCAAAGAGTAATAATTTATTTTCTTCCACTAATGACTTAAATGTAGAACATCCAATTCTTTTTACCTGGTTGGTTGTTCTTATACCAAGTTTGGCGCTACGACCACTTGTAGACATATACTGGCCATATCTTGTATCACTTCCAACCCAAATCATATTTTCATACTCTAAATCATTATGAATAATGTCTGCCACCTGCTGACCAATATCGTTAATCTCAACCAATATATCAGCTAGATTGTAATCTTTTGCAGCTTTAACAATTATATTTGGATATAATAATGGGCTAATCTGATTGCTTTTATATTTTGCAACAAGTTTAAATGGATATTCAGTTACATCTATAACACAAAATGCTGAGTAATCTCTTTCCACACCTCTAGATGTGTCAACAGCAATAAAATAGATGTGCCCTCTTTCTGGTGCTTCCAATACATCAAAATTGTCTTTAGAAAAAATAAATGGCATTGACGAAAGCCTGGCGATTGTCTCAGCTGAAATAAGAGTGTGAGAAGAACCAAGAAAGTGACACAATACTTCTTGGTTAAATTTAATCTCACCAAGAATTTTTCTTTGATCATCGGCCCAATTTTGATCTCTTTTTGGATGTTCACTATAATGTACTTCTAATGTTTCAAAGCCATTCTTATTGTTAATAGCCTCATTCCAGAATTTCCAGAAATGGTTATAACCCATTGGTGTAGATGTAAGAATAATTTTTGTTGTCTCACCAGCTGAAACTACTGGGTATATAGACGTAAAGAATTCATCGGCGATATTGTTTGGAACAAACGCTACCTCATCCACATATAAAAGGTTAACTGATTTACCACGAATACCTGAGTTACTTGTGGCAGCGGTCATTACTTTAGAACCATTTTCTAATTCAACATCCCCTTTATTCCATGTCTTAATACCTTGCTGCATCCACAGAGGCAAGTTTTCATACATTAATTGATAACGAGAAAGAATTTCCATAGCTGCATCTGCTTTATAAGCCAAAATTGCAACTTGTTTGTTATTATTAAAAAGTGTGTACCAAAGAATATACGCAGCAACAACCTGAGACTTTCCCATCTGTCTGGGCTGCTTACTAATTACTCTTCTGCTATTATGGATAAGGTCTATAAATTTTTCTTGGTATTTGTATAAATTAAAATCTATTAACAACTCACTATCCAGTGAGACAATTTTACAATATGTTTTTATAAAGTAGGCAGGATCATCTTTACACTTAAGAATCTCTTGGACATTCTCTTGTGAATATTGTATGACAAAGCCGATCTGTTTAAGTCGGTCATTACCATTATAGGAATTTTTTTTACTTTGTCTTTGCTTCAATGGTTCTTGCCCTCTCGTTACTAATCATTTTCATCAGTTCAGATGTTGAACCGGCAAACACAATGTTATTTTGAGTCTGTATTTTATCACCTCCATCTTCATCAATATCTTTTTTCTGTTTATGAAGATCGACTAATCCTTTAGCTATTTCACTCTGGGTCTTTAACAATTGTCCGGCAACTTCAAATGGGCGAGCAGTCTCTGCTGATCTAGCAAGACTTACAATGTCGTCAATTACAGCATTGTTCTTTGCAATTAGGTCTCTTAGTGTGTCTCTAGCTAGATCAAAATCACTTTCTTTTTTATCATCACTAGTTTCTTTAATTGTTTCTAATGCAAAAGACTCAGTCTTAATTTCTTCTACATTAAATATTTCACTTAACTTTTCATCTAACTTTTTCATTACTAAAATTCCTCAAACGTCTCAATAAAATTAATTACATTACCCTGGGTGGAATTGGCGGGGTCTACAGTCACATTGTATCCAGATATCTGATTGCTTAAGTCAGAATTACTAAAGGTGTTAACTGTAACATTTTTAATAACACCCTGTCTGTTAATTGGCCCGTAGAAGTTAAGTTTGAGAGTAAAATTTAAAGTCCATATAATTGCTCTTCTTTGCTCAAAGTCTCCTTCATAATCATCCTGGTACGTAATGTCATCTAAAACAATAGGAAGATCGTTTTTAATGTTTAGCTGAGGGATGGCATTGATTGTTAAGTTAAAGTCTGGATTAAAGTATGGTAGTATTTGTTCTAGGATCTGCAGCCCATCGTCTTGATTTCTAACGTATGTGTATAAAGCCATTTGTATGTTATATGGGCTTGGTGCATACTGATTATTGACGGTAGTGTTGGTATTATTAACAGCTCTATTTTGTTGAATAAGACTTACTCTTCTTGTTGGGTCATATTGAATAGATAACATCTCAAAAGCCATTCTTGGCAATACTACTTGGACGTTTCTTCTAGTGTCTGATTCTACAATAGCGGCTATTCTTGCTAAAAACTTTTGTCTTGGTGCGTAAGACAAAGGAACCTTTACAGTCTGAATAACATTTCCATTCTGATCACTACGATCAATATATAAATTGTTAAACAGATTACCAAAAGCCACGACTGCTTTTCTAATGGTAGAATGATAGAATTTCTGTAGCATTATATGTTGTACACTTCACCAAAAGGGTTTTTATCGGTAAAGTCTAACACATCTATCTCAGATTCAAATGCCTGGTTCTGTGACAGGGGGTCTATTGACTGAATATCAAAGGATTCTAATATAGCCTTAGACTTTGTTTCGTATTCCAGTATAAAGTTTCCTCCATCCTCCAGTTTAAGTTCGTAATCATTTATATCAAAACTTCTATTAGCTATTACATTTACATCATCCACGTTGGTGTGGAATCTTTCTGAACTGTACTGCATCAATTCACATTCTAAGGTAAACACATATAGTTTACCAATCTGAAAAAATGGATCTAATGCACTAACCTTTCTTATATCAAAAAATGATCTCGTTAGTGGAAAGTAAAGTACATCCCCCTCTGTTGGTCTTGACTCTAATTGAGTCTGTCCAAATTGAGCAATTGATTCGGTCCATCTTCTTCTGGCTACAATAAAGGTAGCTGTATCTCTAATTTCTACCCCAAACTTTGTTAATAAGTCTCCTTCGCCTTGAAACCCTTGCACATTGGACATGTACATCTCAATGTTATAACCAAGTTCATACTTGTTAAGGTAATCTTCATTAAGAATAATATCTGTGCTTATAGTTTTTCTAGGTAAGTATACCATTTCAAAACCATAGATAGCAAGACATTCTATTATAATGTCTTCATATAGGTTTTGCTCTGATGTCCTTCCCATTGGTACACCAGACTGAAAAAAATGATTGATTGCCATTTATTTGTTGACTTTTCAGTTGCCTTGACGTATAATTCTCTATGTGGCCCCTAGAAGATATGGTCTATCCAACAAAAAAATCTGTTGGTAAGGTATATCTGGTATCCGCTTCTTCTTTAAGTGCTTGTATTTCCTCCATAGCTTCATTAAAGATTGTCTGTCCATTAAGTGATACTCCACCTGGTAGTTGTACACCCTCAAATTTCTTAAGGTTGTTACCCCATTGCATTTTTATTAATGAATATGCAAACCTTTTAAGAAAATAATCATTATAGACATCTGTATATTCATTTGGGTCTAGTACTCTAAAACATTCAATGACTATAAACTCACCTACAGCTAAATCAGCTTTCCAATCCAAATCAATAAAAAGCCTATTTTGATGTCTGTTAAATCTTACTGGCTTTTGGCCAACCAATAAATCATTTAGTAGGTTGAGCTGAGTCTTGACTTGATTGTAGTAAATAATGTCTGTAGATTGAATCGAGTAAATATCATTTAAAAGAATCTGATACCTAATATCAAAAAGGTCTATACCTCTTGTACGTGCAGAAAATGGCAGCACTCTTGATACACCAGTAATAGCATCATTTAGCTGAATGTACTGGTTGTTTATATCAGCTTGTGTAATCTGCTGTTTGAGATAGACTTGCTCTATAGCATCGTAGTGATAATCTCTATAGAACTGAAATGCCTCATCAATTCTATCTTCAGCCTGTTGATCAGAAACATTAATTTCAATTACTTCACTACCAAGTCTTCTAAAGCACCAATCGATTAATTGTTGTCTTGAGGATGGGTTGCTCATCGAGTGATCTCCGGAGAAATAGTAAGTACCCCCTGTGCTACCCTCTCCACAACATTGGCAGAGCTTTCGATCTCTACATCATAGAGATAACGACCATATTTAACATTTGAAGAGGCTTGAGGAGCTAATTGAAGACGAACATTACCGTCAGTACCAACTGGTATTGTTGCAGTAAAAGAAGTTGCATTGGCTGATTCTATTGATCTTCTGAACTGAGATCTAGCTGTATAGCCTGATATATCTCTGGCTGAACCAGTACTATCGGTTACAATTATGTTTGCAGAGAAGGTTGTCCCTTGATCTAGGAACAGATTGAGAGTTTGTGCCATTTAGTCTCCATTTTTGTCTTATATTTATAAGACTGGAAACTACGTTGCTAGCTAATAAAAGCTATGTTGTCCTTAATGATCATGGTACCTTCACATACGACATTCCACTTTTGAATTCCATTTTCTAGCGTACTTTCACCACACATAGGGACTGTGATATGAAAGTTTTTAACCAAATACTCTTTGCCATTTTCAAATACTCGCCATACTAGATCGCTTTCGCCGTGCTGAGTATTGTATCGTACATAATATTTGTTACTCAATACCCATTTCCTTACGAATCTTGGTTGCTGATATCGAATGTATTGCATCGTCAAAGACTTCTTGCTCTATCCTATATCCTACATCTCTCCCGTAAGAGATGTTAACAATATTAGGTACAAGGAGAATCTCATACTGACCCTGATAGAGTGGATCTAAATCTCTGCGTATAAAATCCTTTACTTGTTCCGCAGCAAAAGGATTTGATCCATTCCAACCTTGACAATCTCGAATCATAATGACAACTTGACCAGTCTTTGCTATTGCCCTTTCAAACAAAGCACGATGGCCAGCATGCCATGGTTGCCAACGCCCAAGCATTTGTACTGATTCTTTTTTCCAGTCAAATGCTGGTCTACGTCTTTCTTCTAAAATGTGGCTGCCAACAAACTCAGCCCATTTCTCAGCATTTTGTTCTGTGATACGGAAATCATAGACGTCTGGTGGAGTAAACATCTTGTTGGTGTCTTCAAAGCGACCCTTCTCAATTGTGTCCATCCAAATGACCCAATCTGCTTTGAAGTTGTGACGCATCTCAGGAAGTGGTGCAACAAAGTCAGCAATGACAAAATCGTTCATAAAAGAGTCTGCTAACTCTCTCATGCGAATAGACTGACGCACTCGCCCTTCGTGAGAGAAATCCCAATCGTTGTATTTTTTTCTTACTTCATCAGCATTCAGCCATTTAACGATTGCCCTTTGTGTTGTGAGTTCAAATGCTGGATTGAAATACTCAGAGTTTAATTCAAGATACGCTTTGAGTTTTTCAGCGAGTGTTGTCTTGCCAGAACCAGGAAGACCCATAATTAATATTTTTTGCATTATTGTTCACCTCTCCAAAAACATGGTCTATTATATTTTTCTACAACCCCTTTGGGTAAAATCCATTTAGTTGGCGTTTCACCAACTTTAGAATGTACTTTGTGTAAGTTGTGGTTACCAACACTATTATCT